TTGAATCGCCCTCAAATACCAATATCCCATCAACTTCACCCAAACAAACGCATTGAGATGGATTTCCAATATGGAGTTTCCATTTGCATTCGATGTCATTACCTGTCCACCGATAAAGCATTACCTCCTCCTCTTGACCTGTTAAAATCATAAGGTCTTTAATTCTCTTATCTATCGTTTTTAAGTTCATCTTACTTATTCGTTAATGATTTCAACATCAATGGCATCACTCTTGATCTTGCTGGCGATACGAGCTTTTGCATCAAAGATCATTTTAGCCGCATCATCTAGACTTGCTCCCTTTCGGTGCTCAACCACGGTAGTAGCCATGCCAGTAAGTTGCGCTGCTTTGTCGGTTAGGATACCCACCGTGACGGCCAGCTTATCGGGACTGATCTTTGCAAGCTCTTCTGGATTATCAAACAGTTGTTGGGAACGCTCAAAGAGCAGATCTGTGTAATCCTGCGCCGCAATTGCGTATCTCATCGAGAATTCCTTGCGCTTTGTTTCCAGCGTATCGTTATGACGCCATTGCAGCCCCCTGATCGTCTCTCTGCCGAGTCCTGTCTTCTTCTGGATGTCGGTTATCCTCGCGCCTTGTGCGGCCAGCCACAGGGCCATTGCGGCCTTGTTTGGCGCATAGTGTTCGACGCAGTTACCCGGAGAATGCTTTGCACGTTCTTTGACCTCAAGAAACCAAGCAGACTTGTCTTCCCGTTCGTCAACGTATTCCGCTTTTAGCTTTTCGTTTGGATCAATTGGTGCTGGTTCCGGAGTCACTTTGATTTTTTAACCTTTAATTTACTGAAAAGCAACGCTCTTCATTAAAAGCGTGTTCCGTATCCAAATGCTTTTGCGTAATCAATCGAATCTTTCGATGCCGTCCCAAGTGTTTGCCCAAGACGACGTGACCATTCCGGATCATACCTTCCAGTCTGCAATGTAGCTTGAATACCATTCGCCGTAAGCAATGCAGTGCCAAGTGCTTTTGACGTTTCTCTTTGAAATTGTTCTTGAGTAAGCTCCTTCTGAGCCATCTTTCCAAGAAGCGGAAACAATGATCCAGCTCTATACATTGCAGCAGTCGCCCGAGTTCCAATGGAATTCATAATTGGGCCAATAGGAACGAAGAAGCGAGCTTCTTTTGGAGTAGCAACACCAGTTGGCTTGATACTAGCCCCCTTTGACACTGTTTGAGTTGCCTCAGTGAGACGAGAAGCAGCAATCATTCTATTAACAAAGTCTTCACCAAGAGCAATCTCCATGTTTTGTTTCAGCTTAGGATTTGCTGCAATGTCTTTGCGAAAATGATCACCATTCCAAAGCTGCAATCTCATTACCGTTGAATCAGGATCACCGGGGTAACGAGAAAATACGTATTCAGCGAAATCTTCTCGAGTTGCCTTTTGTTCAGCTGGATTAAGTTTAGAAAACACCTTTTTCACCTGTGCCGGTTCAGCATCATACAATGCTCTAGGAAATTCTCCTCTAGTAATCGATTCTTTGTGTCCATTTAAAACGTCCTTAATCAAAACGTTACGCCCAAGTTTCTCAGCGTGTTGTTGATTTGAAATCCTATTGGCAATATGGAACTTCATCTCCTTAATTGCGTCCTGAGATACAACTCCCTCTAGTTGCTTTAGGTCATCAAACGTAATCTTAGATGGGTCAAGTTTCTGAGCTTTAAAGTAAGCCTGCAAATCTATTAGCTTGTTAACCATCCGTTGTCCCTTGACTCCATTTTCAGAACCAAAAAGTTCTCTTACGATCCTCTCGTCAAAATCAAATCCTTCGCTAGAACCGAGTTTTCTTCCATTTAGGCCAATACTGTTTATGTAGGCTTCTTGCATTGACTCTTCAAATTTCGCAAAGTTTGCTGGATCATCTCTTTTGATTACAGAAAGAATCAATTTCGCGTCTTCTGGCGACTTGTAAGCGGCTCTCATAACATCACCAGATGTCATGGTTTTCCCTAGCTTGCCTTCAAGGATTTTAGAAAGATCAGTTTGCGTGTAATCAAGAAAGTTTTGATACTTATTCGTAGCATCAGACCACTTGTCGTATAGTCCTTGCTTCTTATAAACATCGTCACGAAATTGCGTAACAACCCTCTCTGCGGTGCTTGACGCCCTTTTCAGTTCATTTGCACCACTACCTGCAACTGGACCAGATGGAGCTTGGTCCCGTATAATCCTTACCTGCTCATCCAATTGACTCGCACTGAGCGGACCAGAGATTTCCTCAAGTTCTTGAATTTTCCTACGAGTAATACTCTCAGCTTCTGGCGACAGTTTCCCGCCATCAATTTGCTTTTGAAGATCAATAATCTTATTGGCATTTTGCGGCCTAGCCCTTAAGTTGCTTATAACCTTTTGAATTTCCGCTGGTCTTGATGCACCACCATAAAATGACCTCTCAATCCTCTCAGCCAACTCAATTGGATTCACACTTACAACAGAGTCAGCCTCTTGATAAAAGGAGTCATAAACGTCCTTTTTAGCTTGTTCTGCAATAGCCTTGCCCTTTCCAAGTGATTCTTTCAAATACAATGCGGCAGCTCCCTCGTCAATTTTGGGCTTATACATTTGTCTTTGCATTTCCTCGCTTGCGCTCCTTCTTAGGATTTGAGCAGTAGCATTATCTGAAATCGCGACTTGTTTTAGATAAAGATCGTTGTCAGCCTTTAATGCTTTTATCGTATCGTCATACAAGACTGTTGGTAAAGCCCCTTTTGGAACTTGGTCGTCCATGAAAGCCGAAAAACGTTTCGCTCCAAAAGCTAAGTCTTGACCGATCTTTGAATTTGGAAGATTCTGTGCGGCGCGAAGCATTTTTTCTTGCTTTTCAACACTTCCGCCAGCAAATCGAGCCAAGCTTGTTGGATATCCTTCCTTGGCAAGAAACTCACCAGCTTCGTTAATTAACTTTGTTCTTTCCGAAACCTTACCCTTCCTCATTGTTGCTACGTCACGAAGAAGCGCACCACCAATTTTAGTGACACCATATTCAATTGGAAGTCCAATCATAGCTTCTGTTGACCTACGCATAATAGAGTTACCGAATCCCTCTCCAGCACCAAGAACAGCTTTCGCAAGAGAATCCTGAAGTGTTCCTGCAGCAGTATATCCAGCAGCACTTCCGATTGATGTTCCAACAGGAGTTTTTGACAATGCTGCACCACCAATTCCGCCAACAACAGATCCAGCCATTGGAACAATCTCACCAACGGCATCAGCGAAATCCTTTGAGGTAAGGTCATAACGATCAACTGGAAACCATCCATTGCCATCGTTAATTAGTCTTACTGGCGCACCCATAACATTCATTGTCTTCACGTTTGGTTCGCCATACTTTTCTTTTAGGTATTCATCTTTAGAAGGGTCAGTAAGAAAAGCAAGATTCTTCCGATCTTCCCACCCAAGCTCTGACTGCATATTTACTGGTTGGCCAATAACTGCGGACAACCCTTTGGCTAGCTTGTTATCAATGCCTTCAGAGGTTGTCAATGGAGCTTCCATTGGATCTTTTTCACTCAAGAATGATCCATCAGCAAGTTTTCTTACAATGTTTTCTTTTTGATTGCGAATAATAAGATCGGCTTTGTTCACCAAATCAACATACTGCTGTGCCTTCTGCGTTGCCTTAGCTGCACCAAGCTGATCTCCGGAATTAAATAATGATTGCGCTTGTTCGCTTAGAAGCTTGAATTCCGAAGTCGCTTGTTGTTTTTGACCCTCAAGCTCAGAGATTACTTTAATTGACATGTTGATTTGATTACTTGTTGGCCTTCAATAGGTCGATTTCCTCTTGCATTGCTTGCGCCTGAGGACTGAGTTGGCTTTGTTTCTCCTTATCAAACCTTAAAAGGTTTGGATTATATTTAGTCCAGTCGTCTCCCGGCCCACCAGTCCCAGTATCGGGAATACCTAGGATAGATCGAGCTTGCTTGTATTCTTTTAGATATTCGTCAAATACTGGCTTTGTGATTTTTCCGTTATTAAACAATTTAATTACATCTTCAGGCCTTCCATTAACTGCTTCAAATTGATTTAATGAGGTTTTTTGAAGATTAGAAGCTAAGTCAGGTGGATACATTCCAACTTCTAATGTTCCGAAATTGTTCTGGAATATTTTCCATTCGTTTTCAGTTATGTTTCCACCAGCCGACCCTGTCGGAGAGGCCGCCCGTGCTTGATTAACCGCTTCCTTAGAATTGAGGATTTTTACAGTTTCTAGGTTTTTTGCAATTCTCCCCTCTGTTGATGCAGGCAAAACAATTGAAAGCCCTTGTTGGGCTTTTGCTATAACAGGATTTTGAGAAAGGTCTGATTTAATCATGTTAATTGAATCAGCAGCGGCTCCAATAATTCCCCTAGATCTTTCAAATGACTGTTCTTTTTGAGCTTCTTTTACAGCTTCAGCTTTTGCGCTAGCACCACCGCGAGTAATTTTAACACCGCCTTCTGAAGTGGTTTCGATTGTTTCTCCAGCTTGCCCGCCAATGTCCGCCCCACTAACCATAAAGTCACCGCCACCAATTGGTCTTGCATTAACTCTAAAGCCTTGAATTACAAGGTTCTGCACTTGCTCAGCGGTCATTCGGGTTTCTTGTTTTTCGCTTGGCTTCTCCTCCACAATCGAAGCCCCGGGGGGAAGCCGGAATGCAGGTTGTTTGGCGACTGGAACTCCACCAGCGGCTTCGATGTTTGCCACCACTTCCGGGGCAACTTTAGTATCGCCTGGAACGCTTGGGGACTGATTAAAATCAAAGTTGATCGGAGGTTCTGGAACTTTGTTTTGTTTGTCTAGTGGCAATACGCCAGGCCCGTCCATTGGTGTTCCATCAGTTGGCACCCCATCTGGATATGCTCCATCTGCAAGTGGTGTTTCTGCTTGTCCCGCTGGAGCAAGCGCATCTGCAACACTTGGATAAACATTATTTTTGATATCTTTGAATTGTCCGAACTGATCTAGTGATCCAGTAACCCTGACTTTCTGTCCATCAATTACAATTTCTTTGTCGTAAGATTGCCACTTGGAGCTTTGCATTTCGGCTTGCTTCATCAATGCTTCTTGGATCGCTTGACCTTCTTGAATATCAAGTTGCCTTTTCTTGAGACCAAACTCAGCCATGGACTGCATTTGATTCGTCCCCATATTGATGAGTCCAGCAACAGACTCAGCAATACCAGCACGCTCATCTAGAGAAATATTCTCATCCTTGATCTGGTCACGCACACCTTGTAGTGTCGGAGCAAGGTCAGGAAACAACTTTAAGGCAGCGTCAATCTGAATATCGCTTTTCTTGATCAGCTTTTTCTTTTCGCCTTGCTGCTTGAAATAATCTTCTGCTTGAGCAATTCCTTGCCCAATAGCTTGCATTGGCAATCCAGCTGCTTGAACAACGCCAGAATAATCTGGTTGTTGATACCCTGTAAAACCTATGTTTCCACCTTTAAGTGCCATAATTTAGTAAATTGAAGTTGCTTTTGGAATTCCGCCAAACAGGTTGCTTAGTCCCATTCCAGCTGAAAGACCCATACCACTAAGTCCAGTGGCTCCAGCAGCACCTCCAGCCAATCCAGTAAGTCCAAGTCCGGCCGATAACCCGCCCGTGAATGGCGCGGCGGCAAGTCCGATTCCCTTTGTGATAAGGCCAATCGTTTGCGCTCTTTTTTGCTGAGCCGCTTCATACTTCGCTTTCTCATAAGCGTCTAGTGACGAGGCACGTTGTTGTGCAAATCCAAGCGGGGCGTTATAATCAAATTCACCAGAAGATTCAGGACCCATCGACAATGCGGTTCCAAGAGTTTGTTGACCAGCTTGATAAGATAATGGAGCTTGGCCAAGCAAATTCAGTCCGGGTTGTGTGTAGAATCCTTGCGCGGCTTCATACGAGCGACCACCTGCTTGCGCGGCCTCAGCCCGCTTACGAGCCAGAACATCTTCGCGCCCCATCGCCTCACTGACGATACTACGGTTGCCTCCGAGCCTACCTGCGGCTTGGAATCCCTCACGCGACTGTTGCTCGTAACTTCGCTGCTCTTGTGGAGTGACGCCTTGAGCTGCTGCCCTAGCACGTTCTGCTTCAGATGCAAATCCTTGAACAACGGCGGCTTGCTCTGGAGACATAGCCTCCATCAATCCTCGTGCAAGACCAGTTTGTCCTGTCATTTGACCAAGTTCACCTGCGCGAAGCTGACCCAATGTTTGTCCTGCTTGTTGTCCAGTCGAAAGCTGCAATGCCTCTAGGCCGGGTTGTCCGCCAACACCACCAAGAAATTGACCAGTCTGGCCAAGCATTTGGCCCATGAGTTGAGGACCGAGTTCGCTTTGAAGTTGCAACCACTTGGGAACTTCGGCACCATAATAACCAAGCATCTTGCCTGATTGTTGACCAGCTAGATCCAATGGATCTTTTGGTTTTTTGATTTTAGGAGAGCTTCCCATATTCTTGTATTATTTGAGTTTTGAGTAAAATTGTTGCATGTTATACACTCTCACTCTAGGTGAATTCTTAAATTCACGCTGGAATGCGATGTATTCAAAGTCATTGAGGAACCTTCTAAGAGACTTCCGCATGTCACCAACACACATTGTGACAAAGAGTGTGTTGGAATGGTGAACTTCACAGGCTTGATCCGGTGTTTCTTCTTGCTAGTAGAAGCACAAGGCGAAGCATTCAGCGTCAGAAATGACAACACCAAAGCATAGGTGCCAATACAAAAGTTCGTGAAAGTCTTTGCCATATATCTTTAGTGCTTCTCCTAAGTGCCTGTTCATTAGGAGTATTATTTATTTCAAATTAACAAATGATTTGAACGTAGTCCTCTGGAAAGTTGGTTAGCGGAAAATCACAAGGTCAACAATGATCTGATCAGCTGCCGTCGAGTTATTGGCCGTTAAGAAAGTAATGACAAATCCCGTTGTGGTCTTTGCTGAGACTTCAGGGACGCTTCGGTAGGTTCCTGAATTCGTGGTTGATCCACCCCACACCACGGCATAGTTGGCGTCCGTCATCGCGGTGGTAAATGTCACGGTATAGCGACCAACTGAATTTCTGACGACGGTTGCTATGTTTCCCGACGCTTTGATTGTCGCCGTGGTTCCAGTGAATCCATCGAATGAAGCCCACGCCCGCGCCCCGTAGATCGGCGCACTTCCGGTCTGCGCTCCGTCAAGTTTCGCCGCCGTCACGTTGGCATTCAGTATCTTAGCCGTGGTAACAACATCGGCATCAAGCGTGGCGACCCCACTGGCAACTGTAAACGCTCCGAAGTCAGAGTTTGAGAGCTTGGCTGGAGTGACGTTTGCATCCTCAATCGAAATTGTTTTAACTGAATTAGCAGCCAATTCACTCGACGTAATTCCTTGTGTGCGAACTTTCAACTGGCCGGATGGCAATACGACTTCAAGTGTAGTCCCGAAGATAGCATCAGTCGTCATTGTCGTTTGATCAATGATATTATTCATCTTCGCGCTA